CATAATTACAAAACTCATTATCACTAAAAACAACGGTCTGGTTATTAATTTATCTATTGAATAAATCGTTGTCATTTGTAGTGTTAATGCTTCTATCTTTGTGGCAAGTATAAATGCCATTAACATTGCAGGTCTACTAAACTTGTATTTTCTCATACACAATCCTAAACATGTAGTGAGTCCAAGTATAGCATAATCCTGCCAACCGCCTGTGTATTGAACACAAGCCCATATAATAAATCCTACTAAGAATGGAAAGTAATAAATGTAGGGAACATAAGTTATTTTAGCAATTTGCTTATTGAATAATACACAAACTACACCAGTAATTATTGTAGCCCACATAAATCCAAAGGTTAAACTGTCAAAGAACTTTGTATCATTTGCTATTTCTTGTGTTCCTAATTCAAAACCCAAGTACGCAAATAGTCCTAATAACACTGCGGCAAAACTTGCTCCTGGTATTCCAAACAATACTGTTGGAATCATACTAGTTGCTTTTTGGGCATTGTTACTACCTTCTGGTCCTACAACACCTCTCATATTACCTTTACCAAATTCTTCTTCAGGATGACTTGCTACAGTGGCACCATAACTCATCCAGTCTCCCATAGCACCACCTAATCCAGGTAAAAATCCTACAAAGGCTCCAATGGCTCCGCCACGTAAGGCATCCCATTTATATTTCCAAACTGCTTTAATACCTATCCAAGTCTGATGCGTATGTGTTTCTTCGCCTATTGTTGCGATTGAGTTACCTCTTCGCCAACCAGCAATTATTTCAGGAGAATCAAATAGACCAGCAACTAATGGCATAAGTTGAACACCATCACCTAGATAGTCCCATCCCATAGTAAATCTGTCCATGTTTGTTTCTGGGTCTGTGCCTATTAATCCTATTCCGATGCCTACACAGATTGCTATAATACTTCTAAACCAAAACTTATTACTGACAAATCCCACACATGCTAAACTCAGTAAGATAAATGCCCACAATTCTGGTATGCCGAAGTACATAATAAGTTTCGCATACTGAGGCAATAGGGCAAAAGTTAATGTACCCCAAAATAGTCCGTTGATTGTGCTTGTTGTGATTGCGGCTGTTAGTGCCTCTGTGGCTCTGCCTTGCTGTGCTAAAGGATATCCATCGACCATTGTTGCCGCGGCAGAGTTTGCGCCTGGGATACCTAATAGTATTCCTGCGTAAGTATCACCGGTTGTACTCGAGGCAACTACTGCCATACAGAAGATTACACCCAAATATGGGTCGAAACCAAAGTAACTTATGAAACCAAATAATGCTACGAGTCCTGTTGTGGCTCCAGCACTAGGTATAAGTCCTATGATTAGTCCGTAAAATGTTCCTGCGAGTAGTGTTAGAATTGCTTCCAAGTCAATGTCCTTTAAAATTTATTAAATATTTAAGACATGCCTTAGCAACTCTGCTATACATGATTGAAGTACAGTTCTGCACTAGTTTTATTTATCTTTTTATACGATTATAGTATCACAATTGGCAAGGGATGTCAACTGTTTTTTAATTATTTTTTGCGTAATACGAAATAAAATCTGTCATTATCGTCTTGTCGTAAGACTAGAACATCACAGTTAAGATGTTGTGCGGCATTTGAAATGAAAACTGGGTCCCAGTCATAAAAATTAATCCATTTAGCCGCTGGACGATTGTGTTGAATTCCTGGATTAACTCTGAAATATAAGAAACCGCCAGACTTGACCATGTTTACTACATTTTCAAGTTCACCAAGTATCTTATCACTACTACCAAAATTGATACTACCTAGACAGATAGCAACATCATATTCGACATCTGGTTTATAATCTAGTGTATGTACACTAATATCTGCTCTATCATTATATGGGTCAATACCAACTAGATTTTTAATCTTTCCTTTGAACTCGTTATATCCACAACCGATATCAATTACGTTGTCTGGATTCATATCATTCACTTCATCTATGATTGCGAGCCCACTATATTTGAATTTCTTTGTTTCTGCTTGCCAGACTTTACCAAAGTAATTTTTTAATACTGCTCTATCGATTTGTTCTGCTAATGCGTGAATTTCTGTATCATCAATTTGATTCAGTTCAACATCAAATACACCATTTACAACTTGGCAGTATGCGTGTTTGTTTGATTTTAATGCTGGGTTGTTTTTAAGGATTCTATCTAGTTCGTTTAAGATTTTTAAGTTCATTTTTATCTCTTTTGTTCTTCTCTATTATATATCATATCCAATATCATAAGATATTGCAAAATGAGTTGTTGGAGTTTTAGGTTGATGCACTTTTATATTTTCGACCACAAGATTATCAATGTTTGATATCATTCTGTCTAAGTTCATCTTATGTCCAGACTGTGGTGAAACAAATGTATCATAATTATCAAGGTAAGATGTAAATCCATAGGAATCGATTAAGTCTTCTAACTCTTTAAAATCGCCAGGTTCATGGTGAAAGTCTCCTGTTATTATACATCTAGTATATTTTAGTTTGTTAAGAATAAAATCTACATCGTCTAAAGTATCTTTACCAACTATAGTTCCACCATCTTGTCTATTAGGATAACATGGCAGTATACTACAAAAAACCATTTTGTCGATACCTGTGCATAATGCTTTAGAACCTTGAAACTTATTATTTGTTGCTCTAACTATGTCTTTGCTTGGCAAATTAAATGAAACACATGATTCAAACTTTGACTTACCATGAAATCTTGCTATTCCCACATACAAAGAATCTCTCATATTAGAAACACTTCGTTCTAAATGAATTTCTTTTATGTTTGGTCCAGATAACTCATTTGCGATAGGCAGTCTTTGAAATAATGCGTAATCTACACCAGTTGTTACTTCATCAAAGTAATCACTTCCATGTAGAAAGTCGTTAGTGCAATATTGAAGTATGCGATGGCGCATCTGTGATTATGTAGTTGGTTCTAATGATACTGTTAATGGATAGTTAGCAACTCTACTTGCTTTAACAGTTTCTTCAACTTTTTGCTCTGCGATTTCTAAATTATACATGCCTACAATTGCCTTTTCATCTGTGTGAATCTTATGTGCTAAATCAGCCGATGTGTCTTTGTCATGGTTGAACAATGCCATAAGTATATCAATAACAAAGTCGAACGGAGTTTTATCATCATTGTGCATTACAACATAATACTGCTTCGGTTCGCCTATTGCTAATAACGAATTATCTGACGATTGTATCTTTTCTTTTTCGTTACTTTCAATCATTAATACTCTCCCTCATATAGTATGTATTTATGCAAAATTCACAAGATTTGTTACTAAAAAGAGACAAACATTTCTGTCTGTCTCCCTTAATTATAACCAATTTAGTAGTTAAAGTCAAGTAACTTTTTAGTTAATTTTGATAGACTTTGGCTTCTTTTCTTCTGGAACAATGCGTTCTAAAGAAATGTAAAGCATACCATTTTCCATCTTGGCTTCTACTACTTCAACGTACTCTGCTAATTTCCAAGTTCTTGTGAAACTTCTATTAGCAATACCTTTGTGTAGATATTGAATTTCTTCTGACTCTACTTCTACTTTCTCACCTGTGATAGTAAGAATGCCTTCTTGTACATCGATTTTTAAATCGTCTCGTACAAAACCAGCAAGTGCTAATGTGATTTGATATTTGTCATCACCAGAAGTCTCTACGTTGAAAGGGGGATACCCGTTGTTTGCTCCAGCATTGAACGTTTGAAAGTCTTCGACCAATCGGTCAAATCCTAGCATTGTTCTGTGGAAGTCGGGCAGGGTTAATGTTGTTACGTGTCTTGTCATAATTTTTCTCCTTATATTAAGCAAGTTATTATTGTTTGAGACCCTATCGGCATCTCGGTAATATACTAAACACTATTGCTTAGTACACTCTTATTTAGTCTTATAATCCGATGGTTTCAGAGAATAATACTAAATCTTTTGCGGGACCTACATCACAAGGTAAGCCTCCATGTTCTTCTATGTACGCTGTTAGTACTGCTTTGTACCAATTCTGCGAGTTATGATGTGCTAATTTGTTAAAACGTGCTATTCCGTGACTTGTTCCGTCCATAGTTAGCAATGCTCTAGCGGACTCTTTCTGTAGAGTTCTTACGTCTAGTGTTTCAAGTACATCAATTGACATTAATACATTCTTTTCTTACGTAAAACATTCTTTGCTTGTTCACGTTTGGTACGTTGTTTGGCAGCCGCTTTCATTTTCTTTCTTTTTTCAGTAGGTTTAATAAATGCTTGACGTTCTCTAACTTCCTGAACTGTTCCTGCATCTGAGCATTTTCTCTTCCAGAGTCTTAATCCTCTTTCGAAGTTGTCATGCTGTATTTCTACATGAGTACCTATCGGTCTTTCTCTACCAGTTTTCTGTTTCTTTGCTACATATTTACCCATCTTTAAATAATACTCCTATTATTCTATTACCATTTAGTGCTAAATGCGAATCATATTTAAAATTCTCTAAATGCGTTTCGATTGCTTCTTTAAAATGATTAAATACTTCTGAACTATTAGAATTTTCTCTTCCACGCATCTGAATTGTAATCTTAACTTTACATCCATTATCTAAAAACTCTTGTGCATGATTTAGTTTTATAAGCAAATCATGTTCGCCTATATTAGGCTTAAACTTAACTTCTTTAG